CGCATCTGATTCCACGCCGGTAAAAGTTGCTGCGTTTTCAAAGCCTAGCTTAGCAAGCCGTTTGCGTGAACGAAGCAATCCTTTGCCCTCGCTCATTCTTGCCAGCTTTTTGCCTGATGCCGTTGTCACCGCCGCAATCACTGTATCGCTCTGCGTGATGTACTTGCTGCGCCTGTCTCTGTTGGTTGGCCTTCTGGCTTCTACTTGCAACGATAAGGCCAAGCCGCCTGTATCTTTTGGCGCGTTGCTGACAGCCGCTGCAAGTACGGGCTGCATGGCTTCTCTGACCGATGGCACAAGCACCTTGCCTTGCACTGTCTTTGCGCCAAATTCGCGCTCAAGCGCTTTTAATGCTTCGTCTACCGCACCAATGCCTTCCAGCTTGATAACGACACCGCCGCCCATTTACGCACCCGGCTTTATCATTCGGTTAAAAATCTGATTGTTTAACTCTTTGACAAATTCCACAATTTCAATAGGCGTCATTTTGTCAGCATGACGCGCTGCAATTTGATGCGCCAGCGTAATGCCGGTCATCTTTTGCTGAACAAACCCAAACCAGTGTTTGTGTTCTTTGGCTTGCTCAACTAGGTAATCCAGCAAGTCGTTTGTGTTTTGTATTGTATTTTCTTGCATCATTAATCTTTGATGGTTTTTGCTGGAGGCGGGTTAAGATTAGCCAGCATCGTCAATGCGTAAGCCACATTGCCATTTGGCACTGCGTCTTTCATTGCTTCCATAATCTCGGCGTTGTCAAACTTGTAACCCCTAGCAACCTCTAAAGGGTTGCCATAGGTTGCCAAGATTGCTTCAACCGCCTCATCAATGGCGCTCATTAGTTGTTGCTCCAGCCGTATTGATTGCCGCGTGGATGAATAGTAAACATGCACTTGGCTTCAGCACCGGGCTGTGCGTCAATCTGGAAGTTACCCACTCGACCATTGAAAGCGTAAGCAACAGTGTTTGTGCCGTCAACGGCAGCAACCACAAAGGTGCGGTCTACTGTGCCTAGGTAAGCATCTGCGCGGATTTGCAGCAAAGCCGCATCTGACGGATTCCATGCCGCTGTAACGCTCATGCTTGTAGGCGCTGACTGAGTTGGAATCTTATCGGATTGCCGTGAGCCAGCAACACTAAAATTAGCAACCGCGTCATCCATACCAAAGGCAGGGACAGCCTCAACGGGAATGCCGACACCAGATGCGCCAGTGCCGTTAGCCGATGTGCCGACAATGGTAGTGACTTGCGCCACCCACACCGAAAGGTTTGCTGTAGTCAGTGGCGTTGGTGTTGCTGCTGATTGCATCCAAAACGATGCGGCAAAGCCGGGAAGAACTTTTGCAGGGATAGTCATGATTGCACCTTATGCGTTGTTAGACCAGCCAAACTGGTTGCCACGGGGATGAATAGTAAAATTGCATTTGGCTTCAGCGCCGGGTTGCGCGTCAATTTGAAAATTGCCTACGCGACCATTAAATGCGTAATAAACAATGTTTGCGCCATCTTCTGCTTCAATAACAAATGTTCGGTCAATAATGCCCGAATAAGCGTCACCGCGCATTAACAGCAAATTAGTATCTGCTGGATTCCATGCGGCAGTTACGCTTAGACTTGTCGGCGCAGATTGCGTAGGGATTTTGTCGCTTTGACGCGAACCCGCCACGCTGTAGTTTGCCACGGCATCATCCATGCCAAAAGCGGGAACAGCTTCAACAGGCAATTGATTGCCGACTACCGCCAAAGGCGATACGCTGGCAACAAGGGCGAGCTGCGTTGTAGTCAATGGAGTTGGCGTAGCGCCGGGTTGTGCGTACAGTGTTGCGGCAAAGCCCGGAAGGATTTTGTTTGGTAATGCCATTTTGAATTCCTCAGTTGGTTAAACAGTCTTATCTTGTTAATTCGGAATGTACATAGTGCAGTCCAGAATAATCTGTGCTAACTTTTCTTCATTGTTAAATGTGTTATACAACCACATTACATCAACTTTGGAAACATAAAAACCGCCGTCTGCAACATTGCCAAACATGCCGCTGTATCCATGCAGCGATTGTAGTATCGTATTTGAAATTACAAAACCTTCAGCAATGTTTTGCGTAAAAATACTGACTTGGAAAATTGGAGTGTCAATGCCTTTTATGCTTTGCGTTTGACCTGTGTAGACTGGCTGATGAATATTCCGCAAATTCCATGTAACAAATTTTGGCTCAGTTGCAAAATTTCGGTTAAACGCCGCGTAGACAGGTACAGGCGTAACAATCCCTGACAATTGGTATTGAATTGTTTTGCCAAGCGTTTCGGGATTTGTTTGTGCCATTACACCGCCACCACTGGGTCGTTGCGAACACAAAGAAGCCTGACTGTCATTCGGTCATCAGCTTCCCGCACATTGTCAATGCGCCAATCAAAGCCGCGCCAGTTGATAGAATACAAATTCTGGTTGTCAACTATAGCTTTTGCGTTTGGCGTGTAATTCAATGTAAAGTCAACAATATCGGAGTAAACCCGATATTTTTCGTTGATTCTCACATTGTTTGAAACGGAATGTACCCGCGCCCTTGTTTGAAACCAAGTTGTTTGCGTTGTGCTTTGCTCGCCAAATGCGTCTTTTGCAAAGGTCAAGTTTTTAACAGTGATGTTTTCAAACCGCGCAATTGACATTACATCACCAATGGTTTGTATGTTCTGAGCAAGGTTGACACTCCAAACGGAATGTCTTTTAATGACGCTTCGCTTGTATTGCTTCGGTTGTTGTACAGATGCGTCAACAAAAGTTTACCCGCTTGCTTTACAACTTCGTAAGCCGCAATAGGGTTGGCAGGGCTAACATATTCACAAGAAACAGGGCTTGTCATGCTGCTATTCAAATCGCTTGGTAGCGTTTGCAAGACCACTTTATTTCCGCTGTTGTCGTAATAGTAAGTGCCAGCCGATACAGTTGTTAGAACTGGCGGCGTTGCATCAGTGAAGTATTTAACATTGGTTATTGTTACACCGCTTGCGGGAGTAGCGTTGTTTTGCGAGACTTCGGGCAAGTCCAAAGTCAAAGGTGTTCCATACAAACTTGATGCGTTGTAATAAACCCTATAGCTTGTAGCAAAAATGCTCATGCCCAAATAATCTTCAATCGCTTGGCGCGTAGCTATTTCCAAGCCGCCCAAGTAAGTGTCTTGGCTTGTATCGTCAAACAAATTTAGTTGTTGGCGTATTTCAGCCAGCGTCAACCATGCTGTCGTGTTGTCCCGCGCAATCTGCTCAAACTTTGCATAGTTGAACGGATTGCGGGTTGGCGCTCCATAGTTTAGATAACCAAGTTGTTCAACCGGCATGATTAGACACCCACTAAACGAATACCAGCAAATGGGTCACGGACAGTGCTTACAAGGCGCTTTTCTGCATACAGGGTTACAAAGCCCGGTGCGGTTTGTTCCATCGCTTGAATGGTCATTTCTTCCACATCAGCAATAGTTACAAAGCGAGGCCAATTAGCCAAATAAATGTTAAAGTTGCCAGCGCCTGTAGTCTGAATGTAAGGATTGGCAATTACTGGAAAGCCAAATACATTGACAACAGCGCCGCCATCAGAATCGCCAGTTTCAGCAAACTGTTTAATTGCTGTACCACCGCCCAAGTTACGCAATTCGTGAATTGTCTGCGGATGCATCATCCATGCAGTACCCGGCAAATTCCAGTACTGAGCAGGAAACAAACGGGTCATGTCTGTTATGTCGCTATAGGTAACGGCAGCAGCAGCTTGCGTATATGTCGCAATCGAATGAATGCCGTTTGTAATTGCCGTGCCGCTTGTACCAAAAGCAGAACTAACCGCAGTGGTGTACATATTTAAACCGCGCAAACCGGAAGTGCCGCCATTTGTGGTGGTAGTAGAGCCAGCTTGGTCGTTGTTTAGCACCATTGATGCGCCCTCAATAGCTGCAAATTCCAGCATCAAGTCTTCAACAAGGGTTTCATTTAGGTAATTCACATCCGACATTACCGCAGTGCGAACAGGCAGTTGTGCGCTAATCACGCGAGTAGGCAGTTGCCAGATTGAAGTGTTTGTGTTTGGCGTTCCGCTGTTAGGCGTGAATGTGTATCCAAATGGATTTGTTTGATTTGCCGCATTACCCGTTTTGGCAACAAATTGAACGCTTGAGCCAGATGCGGGTAGAACACGCGACATTTCACGAATAGGGTTTGCAAACCGCAAGGCTGCAAAAGCGTTGTCAAAGAATGTGCGACCACCAATTCCGTCACCAGAGCCGGTGATTGCAGATGCTTCGCGCAAATCAATTGTGACTTTTTCGCCGGTTTGTAGCGTTTCTTTAATGCCGGTAAGGATTTTTTGGGTGATGGTCATTTGTTTTCCAGTTTAAATGCTGCAAAAGGAGGCGGGAGCCGAAGCCCCCGCCAAAGGCAACGAATTAAGCTGCCGCAGTACCCGTTGAGCGATAACGGATAAGAGCATTCGGGTCACGAACAGATGTTGCCAAACGCTTCTCACCAAAGAAGGTAATAAAGCCGGGCAGCGTCTGGTCATACCGGCGCATAACCATATTCAAGCGGTCAATGATTGTGTAGCTGCGAGTCCAATCGCCAAAAAACATTGGATATTTGCTCACAGTACCAGCAGCCGCTGTAGCGATTTGGCTAGGCGTGTCGCAATACTTGTTAACGACTACATCAAAACCGCACAACTGCCCAACAATACCTTCTGCCGACAAACCCATATTCCGGTTAAAGATTGGTGCGCCTTGCAAATCAGTCAAACCACGAATTGCTTGCAACAGAATTGGGCTGACCATGAACTTAGTGTCAGGCGTCCAGTACTGCTGTGGCAGCGCGTAGATTGTGTTAATCACATCTTTGTAAGTGATGTTGTTTGCAGCAACAGTATTGGCATTAGTGGTAAGCTGGTCGTAAGTGGCAAGCGAATGCAAGCCAGTTGTTGAGCCAGTACCAGAAGTGCCAAAAGCTGCCGCAGAAGTAGTGCCGCCAGCGTAGGTTGCATTAGCGCCGGGATACTGGTCAAGGCCACGCAAGCCATCAGCACCGCCCGTTGTTACGGAAGTGCCTGTGCCGCTTTGGTCATTATTTTGAATCATTGACAGGGCTTCGGACTGAGCAAACTCAGCCAGCATGTCATCGACCACATTGGCTTCCAGACCATCAATATCGTCCAGCGCAGCAGTACGAATTGGGAACTGGACATTAATGTCTTTCAGAACCAATTGCCAAATGCTGGTGTTCTCAGTAGTGGATGCGCCGTTGTTTTGAATAGCGTAGCCCCATTGTGCGCCAGCATTGCCCGTTTTTACGCGAAACTGGTAGCTAGAGCCATCAGTTGCGACTGTGCGAGCAAGACCACGCAAAGGATTTGCCAAACGCAGAGCAACAAACACAGGGTCATAGCCTGTGCGACCACCTTGACCATCGCCGCCAGCAGTAAGTGCAGACGCCTCTTTCAAGTATGCAGCATATTGCGATTCGTCAGCAAACATTTGCAGTTCGCGCTCGACTTTGTTATTCGCTTTGTAAAAATCAGCCAGTTGCTCAACAACGGAACGATTTACATCTTGGCGAATGGATTTTGCTGGTGCGCGAATAATTGCTGGCGCTTGCACGGCAGAGACTTTGGCCTCTAGTGCAGCAACCATTTCACTAAATTCAGCTTTGACAGCTTCGATAGCGGCAGGAATTTTTGCTTCAACAGCAGTGACAGCTTCGGCTTGTTTGGCTTCGATAGCGTCAAGTTTTTCAATGATTTCTTTGGACATGATTAATCTTTCAGTAGTTGGTTAAGGTGCTTCATCAATTCGCGCTGCTCTAAGGCAGCAAGAATCTCGCTTGCGGTCACTTCCGCTTCAGAATCGCTCTGTGCGGCTGCGGTTTCAATCGTTTCTGGTGCAGCCTCACGCTGCTCCAAAACCTTCTTGAACACGGACGCGGATGTGACCGCATCCTTTTTAGAAAGCCCTGCTTCACGCAAAGCCTTTTCCAAAATCTTTAAATCAGCCGTGCCGTCTTGTCTGAAAAATTCCAGCTTAGAGACAGTGGCTTCCATATTGTTTGGGTACATTACCACGCTGACTTCGCGCAAGCCGCCTTTGGTAATTTGAAAATAGGCTTCATCGCCTTGGTCTGGTTGACCTTCTGCGTTAACCATGTGATAGTCTTCAGCATACGCGCCTACTGATACGCCGCCAAACATTGCTGGCGATTCACTCATCACTTGGTACAAATCTTTGCCTTGGCTTGTGTTCATGAAAATCTGGCCTGATGCGGTCATACCTTCATTGTCAAAAGCAAATTCAGTCCACTGACCAACGGGAATGGCATCCGCTGCGTGATTTATGAACATGGGCAGGGGTCTCCCTGCGGATGAAAATTCTTTGGCCCAATCCATGAATCCTTCGGGCTGATAAAAGAATTTGCGCCCATCAGCGCCTTCCCTCGGACCCCAAGTGGTTACACGGGCTTCAATTTTCCCGGTTGGCAATTGGTTGTCGGCTATTGCCTCCAGCACCAGTTTTGCCTCGCAGACCATCATTAGAGTTTGTGTCATTGATTACCTCATCGACTGGTTTTCGGTCAATG